ACGTCGAGCACGGCATCAGCCGGCACCACGACAGTGTTAGCGATGCGGTACGCGACACTCGAGCGGAACAGGTCCACCGTGATCTCGGCGTTGTTCGTGCCGTCGACGTTGGCCACGTACAGCGCGTTGATCTTCAGCACCTGATTGCTGCCGGCGCCGTTGCTGACGATCGCGGTGGCGGTCGTCGTAACCGCCTGGACCGCAGTCTTGCCGGTGATGGTTGCGACGTTGACGATATTGGGAGCGGCCATGGTTGATGCCTTTCTGGGTTAGCCGAACACGATGGCCATGGCTATTGCCTTGCCAGTGGACAAAGGGGTGGTCCAAGTCGGCAGCGCGCTGGACCCTTGTGACGTCAATACTTGGCCACTGGTGCCGTAGGCCGGCGAAGAGCCAAGACCAAACGCGCCGCTGGAGTTAATAGTGAATCTGCGCGAGCTCGACGTAAAGATTGTGACCGCCGCGTTTTCTCGCTGCTGGATGATGAAGTCGGTATTCCCAGCCTCGCCGGAGCCGCCCACAATCAAGCTAACGCCGTCACTGCTCGTCGCGCCGGTGCTGTTGTTCGAGAGCTGAATGTATGTGTTGTTGGTTGAGTTCTGGTGGACATGCAGAGGGCCGTAAGCCGGAGAGGCCGTGCCGATGCCGACCCGTCCGGCCGTGTATGAGATGTCTGAACCGCTGGTTGTCCACTGGCTGGCGGCGATCGTGCTCCAGGACAGCGCGCCGGATCCATCGGTGCTCAGCACTTGGTTGGCCGTGCCGTCCGTTGCAGGCAGCGTCCAGGTGACGTTGGCCGCCACCGTGGCCGGGGCCTGGAACGCCACCCAGTTGCTCGAGTCAGCATCAGCGAAGCGCAGGTCGCTCTGCGCATTGAGCGTCAAGTCGCCGGTCAGCGCACCGCCAGTCAACGCAAGGTAGCCCGAGATGGTTTGCCCGGCGGCGAACGTGATCGTGCCGGTCATCGTGCCACCCGAGATCGGCAGGTAGCCTGCGGCCGGCAGATAAGCCGCCTGCCACGCGGTACCGCTGTACACGCGCATCTCGCCGGCCACGCTGTTCCAGTACAGGGCGCCAGTCAGCAGCGGGTTGCCGTCGTTGTCGGTCGTCGGGTTGGACGTCTTGCTGCCCAGGTACCGGTCGTCGAACTCGTCGTAGCTGGTTGCAGCAGCGGTCGCGCTGTTGGCCGCGGCCGTGGCGCTGTTGCTGGCCGACGTGGCGCTGTTGGCCGCGTTGGTGGCGCTGGTGGCCGCAGCAGAGGCCGAAGCGGCTGCGCTGGTGGCGCTGCCCAAGATCGAGTCCACGTAGAACTTGGTGGCCGCGTCCTGGTTGGACGTCGGGTCAGCCATGCCGGTGACCTTGTTGGACCCCATGGCCAGGGCGCCCGACATCGTCCCGCCGCTTAGGCTGAGCTTGAGAGCCAGCGCCGTGTCGACCTCGGTCTTAGTGTAGGCGTCGGTGATGCCGTAGCCAGAGATCGTGGTCGGGTTGGTGCCGCCCGTAGCGCGGCCCCACTGGTCGACGGTGATCGAGCGGTACGTGCCGGCCGTCACGCCGGTGGTGGCCAGGTCGAGCTCGTCGGCGCCCGCGACAATGCGCGAGCTCGAGGCGGTGTTGACGTTGAGCGTGTTGCCCGTCTTGGTCATGCCGGTGCCGGCGATGACCTGGCCAGCGCCCGAGAACTGCACCCAGGTGACCGCGGTGCTGCCCAGCGTGCCGCCAGCCGATACCGTGCACACGTAGCCGTTGTTGGCCCCAGCGGTGCCGGCTTCGACGAAGATGAATGCGTGGACCAGCTCGTCCCAGGTGTTGGCATCGGCCGAGCGAGACCACGATCCTGCGGCAACTACGTAGATGCCGTTGTCGGCCTGGGTCGACTGATCCTTGACCAGCACGCGGTCGCCAGCGATGACGGCGACGCCGTCAATCGTCTGCGTGCCCGACAGCGTGATGTTGGCCGTCGTGGCCACCCGGGCGGACGCCTTGGCATCCAGGCCCTGCACCGCGTTGTCGACATAGATCTTGGTCGCGGCATCCTGCGCGTTGACAGGGTCGCCCAGGCCCGTGATCCGGTTGGTGCCCATCGCAATCGCGCCGGACATCGTGCCGCCAGCCAGGGCCAGGCGCAGCGCGTCCTGCGTGTCGACGTAGCCCTTGTTGGCCGCGTCGCCGTTGTTGGTCGGGTTTGGCAAATTGATGATGGTCGCTGAGCTTCCCGCGTCCATGTCCAACGTGCCGTTGATCGTGACGTTGTTGAACGTCGAGGTGCCGCTGTTGGCCGTCACGTTGCCGGTGACGTTGCCAGTCAAGTTGCCCGTGACGTTGCCCGTGACATTACCCGTCACATTGCCGGTCACGTTGCCCGTGTAGCCAGAGCTCGCCGACAGCGTGGTGAACGCGCCAGACGACGGCGTGGTGCCGCCGATCGACGTGTTGTTGATTGTGCCGCCACCGATGGTGACGCTGGTGCCGAGATTGGCCGTGCTGTTGACCGACAGGGTCGTGAAGTTGCCGGCCGCCCTGGTCGTCGCACCGATCGGCGTGCTGTCGATCGTCGAGCTCGTGATGGCCAGTGCTTGCAGCGCAGCAGACGCGATCAGCGACGTGCCAGTGCTGTTGACCATCGCCACCTTGTAGGCGTTGCCAGACAGGGTGGGCAGCAGGTCGAAGCCGTCTGTGATGGCGCTGAGCTCCGCTCGCAGCGCAGCCGACGAACCCGGCGAGTTGGGGGTCGGGTACGTTGTGTGGTTGTAGTAGGAGTTCGACATCAGCGCAGTCCTCGACGCATTGTGTAGTGCACGATCACCGTGTTAACCGTGAACGGCTCAAAGAGATCCGAAGCACAAGAGATTCGGATCGCGATGTTTTCCGCCGTGCCACTCACCTCGATTTCGGAGGGGGTCACGTCAGATCCATCCCAGACAAAGTTGTCCCAGATCATGGAGTCCCAGTAGCTCGAGCGCAGGTCAGCCTCGTAGGCTGCGTCAAGCGGTTGCGGGATCTCCGAGCGCCGATAGCCCAGGTCGTACCCGAACTGGATCTCGGCGTAGTAGTTGCCTGCCAGCTCAACGCTGGCGCGGCGG